TCTTCCAGAAATTGGATTTGTTTGCCCTTTAAGTAATTGTAATAATCTTAGTGATATATCAATTACTAAAACCGCTATCGATATGGTTTAGTTGTCTGCCCATTAGTGTTGACAGCACATAATATACTTTCTTTTCGTATTCGTAATCTAAGTTAAAACTTCTAAGTTTCCAATCATCACATAGTGCATTTGAGAAAATTTGCATTTCTTCATAGTTATAAAAAACATGCCCTGTTACTGATAGATACATGTCATCTTGTTGCTCCATTTCAAATGCTTTTGCATTGGGCAATACAAGATTTTCAGGATTATCTAATATACTTTTGCCTTTTACTTTCTTAACAAAATGTTTAAGATAGTGATACCCTTGCAATGTTTTTTCAAGTGTTACTTTATCCGAATCAACACTATGCACATCATACAACCATTTACCTTCTTCGTTAATAATACTACTCATATCTCCAGCAATATTATCACCATCAAACTCATATACCTTGTCAAAAATTTGTTTCATGTAATCTAGATCTAATTTGTTATGTTTAAATTTTAAAAATTGTATCTGCATATCATTAACAGAATCTATATTTGTCTTTATTGTTTTCCAATCTGTGTTTAGAAAAACTTTATCTACAATCCCTGTAGTTTTAAAAACAAAATAAACACCTAAATCACTTAGACTTTTATAAAGGTTTGTGTCTCCCATACCATATGTAACTATTGTAGATGATATATGATTGCTTGTTAAAAATGCTACAACTTTTTCAATGTCAGTGTAACACATAGGGTCTCCAAACACTGAAACAAAGTCTACATGATCTAGATCATCAAATGTTGAAATGTAATCTATTAGAGAATCAGAATCTAATTGATAGTCAACATGACGTTTTCCAAACCTGTGGTTTACCCATTGCCCTTGTGCAGACAAAGGATTAAAAACTATAGAATCTGTTGTTGTATCAATTATTAAGTTCATAAAAAAAGCACTAATATTTAGTGCTTCTTTTATTTGTTTTTTAGAACTATTGGTTACGGCTTCATAGGTCCTGTTGGAGCCACAGCATATGATATAACTGCTTCGTAATCATTTGCTTCGTCATCGTAATAGTATTCATCTGCAGTATTGAGATCGTTTGCACTACCACCTGAAGCATAAACACCAATTGAATATTCTTCTACAATAGTCTTACTTCCTACTGTTCCTTTTACAGCAAAGTTGTAAATACCTGGTGCAATGTCTGACGGTGCTGTTGCTGGGTTTGAAGTATCTCCTACAACAACTCCTGTTCCTGTATCAAATGTCATCCAAGGCGATAAAGGACTAAAGTCAATTACTGCAACATTACTTGCAGAACCACTTATTCCAATGTTTACATTTGCACTTGAACCGTATTCTATATCAAATAACCTTCCTGAAGGTATAGTTGCAAAACTTACGTCAGTTGTTTGTGGTGAATATGCTAGTGAGAAACTAACATTACCTGAATCTAATGATTTACCACTATCAAATGTTAAGTTATCATATCGCAATAATGTGTTTGCACCAGCGGCATCTGAAGATTTTCTTGCGTAAATATGCCCTTCTGTAATCATTGTTGATTTAATCTGGTTTGCAGATTGTGAACCATACATATCGATATATTGAGCACATATTCCTGATGTAATTGCAGTAGAAACTGAAGTTCCATCTTGCCAAACATAATTTGAAGTGTTGGCACTATCCGCAATCATAACATCTTTACCAGCGGCAAAAATATCAAGTTTAGCATTGTTATTAACTGCTCTTTCTACATCAACGTTTGCTGAAGTGTTTACAATTGGTCTATTAGTAATATCCATTACTTGGAAATTTTGATCTACTGAACCTACAGTAATAACTGTGTCTAATCCACCTGGTGAAAAGTCATCAACTTCACCACCGTTATTACCAGCGGCCGCTATTATAATCAAACCATCATCTAACATGTCGTTTAAAGTATCATCAATCAATTGGCTTTTTGTCATTGTAAATGGCATACACACAACCTTTGGATCTGTTGCATCATTAGATGCATGGTGTGTTGAAATTTGATCTAAAGCACTTATAACTTCCCCTATAGATATATTACCTGATCCTTCGTTAAACATTTTAACATTAAATAAAGTTGCATCAGGTGATGCTCCTAAATTATCTCCTACAATAAGACTTGCCATTGCTGTTCCGTGACCGTTAGTGTCAGCATATCCTGTAGCAATAGATGTATTGTAAAGATTTGTAATTGTTGAACTACCAAATTCGCTATGAGATGCATTAATACCTGTGTCTAATAGGTAAACTTTTGCATTTGTTCCTGTGCTTTGAGGACTCCATGCAGGTTGATCACTTGCATTCAGTCCGTGTTGTTTTAGAAAAGTATTATTAGCAGTTGCTACTGATAAGTTACTTGTAACTTCATCTGCTTCTAGTTGGCTACTTTTTATTCCACTAATTGCCGCTATTTGCTCTGCCGTGGCATCAACTTTATAACTTCCCCACATTTTATAGTTGGTTGTAATAGTTGCTCCGGCATTAGTAATAGCAGTATTACATTGATCAGATGTAGAGTGAACTGCCTTATCTAGTTTGATGATATATGATGCCATTTAAAACTCCAATTGTAAGTTTGATATTATAAGTATATTTATCACAATTTAAAAGATAATTTTACTTACTTGGTATTTATATGAATTTTGCATTAGGCACACCAAATTCTGTTTTATTACAGGACCGTATGTGTGTTTACACTATCAAAAAACCACAAGATGATTTAACTCTGTTAGAAAGGTATCACAACGAGTTAAAAGAATTTAATGGTTGCACTTTGATGTTAAGTGGTGGTTCAGATAGTCAGTTTATGCTTAGATTACTAACACATTTTAATATATCATTTAATGCAATAACATATAAAACTACTTGGAAAGGCGGGGTAGTAAATACAGATGATGTAATATATGCACAGGAAGTTGCAAACAAATTCAATATAGATTTACAAATAATAGAATTTGACTTGAAAGAGTTTTATGATAGCAACCAACACATGAGAGTTGGAAAAAAATTTAACACATCTAGTCCACAAGTTGCTATGCATTTAGATTTTATTAGTAAACATATTCCTGATAATAGTAAACTAGTTATGGGAGGCGATATGCCTTACTTGATTTATAATAAAGCAGGTAGTGAACATCATAATTATACTGGATTAGATTATTTGGTTGCAGAAGCACCTGGAATAATAGTTAATACCATTAAGCCTTATCATAATATTTGTGACAGCATGAATATAAAATTTGTAAAAAATATCTCATATTGCTCTCCTGAAGCAGTCTATCAGATATTAGAACAGCAGATTAAAATAGTAGAAGAACAAAAAATGCATGTAGAATTTGACGACAAAGAACCTCAATTTAGAGAGATGTTAGAATTTAAAAAAGCAGTTTGGAATTCTATAATGCCAGGCGATATAAACACTCTTATGAAAGTAGGTGGTTTTGAAAGACTGAAAAAGTTTCTTGCAATCAAGTCAGGTATATACAACTACTATGATAAACTGTATAGAGAGCCTATGCAAGTGTATGATGATAGAACTAAAGTTGATGGCATTAGATATAAACTAAAAATTGACGATGCTACTAAACAACTCCCACAACGTTTTGAAAACGCAATAAAAAATTCAGAGAGCAAATGTGTCAACGGATTCCATTTTGACTTCTAATTAGCCTATTTCCACTATATAAATTAACAACTAATATAAATAGAAGTTATAAACTATTATAAATTGGATTTATTTCAGTTATAAGCAGTTTATAGCAATTACCTCCTTACATTTTTGTTATAAGCCTAAATTTTATGGCGTCAGTGTGCAGTTGACATAGCATAATGTAAGTTAATTATAGATAGACATGAGCAAAAAACAGATAGACAAATTACGTGATCAAGCAGAATTATTCACCCTTATCAGTATCTTCATAGTTTCAATTTTTGGAGTAACACCATGAAGGAACTAGGAATGGCATTATTAGGAACCTTTGCAATAGCAATGTTCTTTGGTTTCAAGATATACCCAGAGTTAGAATACACAGGTTCATCTAGTGTGCAAAATTGCACTGGCGATTGTTATCTAGAATACGTTGCACTAAATGGAACTCCTGCTGAGATAGAGCAAAGAAAACGTGCTTTAGCAGAAGGTGATCCATTTAGTAGTGTTCGCAGTTTATGGGCAGGTTGTGCCGCATGTCACGGGCAACAAGGTGGCGGCGGTATAGGCCCTAAACTTACCGGACAAGGTGCTGATTACATTGTTACAGCACTTCAAGAATATAAAAACAATGAAACACGTGGGCCTCAATCGGCTATGATGTGGGGGCAGGCCGCAATGCTCTCAGATAAAGACATGAAAACTATTGCGGATATGATAACAAAGGAGTTTGAATAGGATGAAAAAAATACTACCAATCGCTTTATTAGGATTGTTTGTATCTGATGCATTTGCTGACGACTGGAGAATGAGAAAGTTTGATGCAGATCAAGATGGATTTGTTATTGTTGCAGAATTAAAAGGTGCTGGATGTGTTGTTAAGCCGGGCCTTTTCAAACATGCTGACAAGAACAAAGATGGTAAACTTTCAAAAGGTGAACTTAGAAAAGCATCTGAGTATATGATCAGGAATAGATGTCCCAGAGATTAATTTTTTTAAGCATTATTATAATACCGTGGGAAATTCCTGCGGTATTATTGCTATCATCTATATTTAAATTATTTTAGGAAAATGAGATACGAAGTAAGAGACGCAACACCAGAAGAAGTTGAAGCATGGCGACAAGAGGATTATTGGAATAGAGGCGACTATGATCCAATGGTTATGTTTGTAGTAATTCCAGCAATTATACAGTTATTAGCAATGGCAGGCATGGCGGCTGTTATGTTTCTAAACAGTATAGTTTTTTAAATCTACGCACATAAATATCTTTGTGCATAAAATAATCAAAAATATTTTTTCAACAGACCAATGCAATAGCCTTATTGAAATTGCCAGTAGCAATCTTTCTGAAAAAGTTGTTACGCATACAGGTCAAGAAATCTCAAGATCTTATCAAAATGAAAAATGGAAATATTATTTTACAAGATTACACAAAACTGACATTCAACAACATTTCGAAACAGTCGATAAAAAACTACCAGAATATGAAATTATAAGTTTTAGAACAATGCATTATCCTGCAGGTGCAATGATAGGTAGGCATACAGACAGTTATATGAAAGAAGATGGTGAAAGCAACACAGGATTTATTATACAATTAACCGATCCAAACTTTTATGGTGGAGGATATTTAAGAATGGCAAACGAACTTATAGAACTTGATCAAGGAGATGCAGTTTTATATTCTTATGATACTCCGCATGAAGTAACAAAAGTCAAAAGCGGAAATAGGTGGATAGCAAGTATCCGATTACTACTTAAAAGATAAATACATATATAACACAAATTTGTGTTTAGGTAGTAGGAGTAACACATGTCAGTTAAAGATATGAATTACCGCGAACGCGGTTTATTATTAAGTATGTTCGCTCATCAATGTTATAGCGAACCAAAAGATTTATTAAAGAAGAGACCAGGCATCAAAGACTTGGCACCTCTTAAAAAGTTTTTAAACAAACCACTTCCCCCAACATATATAGACGTTGAAGGCGCACAGGCTTATGTAATGAGTGACAGCAAAGATGTTCTTATTGCATGTAGAGGCACTGAGCCTACGCAACTAAATGATGTGTTAGCAGACTTAAAAACATTTCCTGTTAAACATCACTTAGGTGGTAGAGTCCACAGAGGTTTTTATGCAGAGTATAATAAAGTTATACCAGGTATAAAAGAAGCATTGGCAAAACACGACAAGAAAGGTGTTAAAGATGTTTGGGTATGCGGACACAGTTTAGGTGGAGCAATGGCTTTGCTTGTTAGTGTTGAATTGAAACCAAGTGGCGGTTGTCATACTTTTGGTCAACCACGAGTAGGAAACGCAGAGTTTTTGAAAGTAATAGATTTCCCTTACTACAGATATAGAAATAACAATGACATAGTTCCAGGCGTTCCGCCTTCATGGTTATTCTTTAAACATGGTGGAGTGTTAAGATATATAAACAGTTATGGTAACATCAGAATTGCAAGTCCATGGCAAAGAACCAAAGACAAATGGAGAGGATTGTTTGCCGCTTGGAAGAAAGGAAAGTTTTTTGATAGCATACTAGATCATAACATGGGTGCATATCATGAATACATTTCTAACATGGACGACAAGGGCGAACAGTTACCAAAGTAGGTATATAACTTATTTGACTGCGACTGATAAATATTAGCATAATTTAAACAGGAATAAAATGTCAAAGACACCCTACGAAATTAGATTGGACCTAGTTAAAGAAGCAAGAGAAATTCTTCAAGCAAAGGCCAAAAATCCAGAAGACATGCCAACGACCGAGGAGGTCCTTAAAGAGGCAGAACGTCTTAATGAGTTTGTTTCAAAAAAACCATTCCAAGAACGATAATCCCAGTAAATAATAATACTTGATGCCACCGTAACTCAGTTGGTAGAGTAACTGATTTGTAATCAGTAGGTCGTCAGTTCGAGTCTGACCGGTGGCTCCAGTGGGGCCATAGTTCAGTTGGGAGAACGTCTGGTTTGCAACCAGAAGGTCCGGGGTTCGAGTCCCCGTGGCTCCACCAGTGGAGAGGTGGCTGAGTGGTCGAAAGCGGCACCCTGCTAAGGTGTTAGACGGGTAACTGTCTCGAGGGTTCGAATCCCTCTCTCTCCGCCAGTTTGTATAGCATATACAAACGTTAAAAGTTAAATAAAGTTATTAAAGGAAACTATTAATGGCAAAGAAAAAACAATCTAAACAAGAATAGTATGCGTATTGTTATCGTTGGAGGTGGCACGTCAGGTTGGATGACTGCCGCTGCTTTTTGTAAAACATTTCCTAACT